TATTCCACAAACCCAGGTGGTGGATCAAACACTGAAGTATCCTCATCAGGTTATAGTGCAGGTGGAAAAGCATTAGTAAACCAAGGTGTTAAAGTTTCATCTTCTGTGGCTATCACAGATTTTGCTGACTTATCATTCGTAGGTGTAACTCTTACTGCAAGAGGAGCTTTAATTTACAACACAACAACTGACGGTGGTTCAGGTACTACTGATGCTGTTTGTGTTTTAGATTTTGGTGGAGATAAAACTGCAACTGCAGGAACATTTACAATTCAATTCCCTGCATTTACAACATCTGCTGCAATATTAAGATTAGCGTAAGGAGAAGTTTCGATGGCACTTGTCTTGAATGATAGAGTAAAAGTTACAAGCACAACTACTGGCACAGGTGCGTTTGCACTAGGAGCAGCATCAATAGGTTTTGAAACTTTTGCACAAGGTATAGGAAATAATAACACAACTTATTATTGTATTTTTAATCAAAATACAACAGAGTTTGAAACTGGACTTGGTACACTAGATGGAACAAGTGCAAATTTAACTAGAACTGCAGTTATCTCCAGTTCTAATTCAGACTCAGCTGTTGACTTTTCTGCAGGTACAAAAGATGTATTTTGTACTCTTCCTGCAAGTAAAACAATGGAGATGGTATTAACAACACAAGGAGATATGCCATACGCATCGGCAGCAAACACACCTGCACGTTTAGCATTAGGATCCGCTGGACATATTTTGCAAGTTAACTCTGGCGGAAACGCTCCCGAATGGGCAGCATCATCTGGAGTAAGTTCTGGATTCGTAATTGCCATGTCAATTGCGTTATAGTATAGGTAAATTATGGCTCAAAATTTTAAAAATTATATTACAAGAAACACAGGGACATCAGCAGTAGATGCTTTAGGCGGAGCTACTAACAGTATTGATTGTTTAATTAGCGTAAGATTAGCTAATACTACAACTTCAACAATAACAGTAGAAGTTTACATTGAAAGAGGCGGATCTAATTATTTTTTAATTAAAAATGCGCCAATTGTTAGTGGTGGATCTTTAGAGCTTATTGATGGGGGCAGTAAAATTGTTCTTGCTTCTGGAGATCAACTGTATGTTAAATCAGATACAGCATCATCTTTAGATACTATCGTTGGCGCTGTAGACGATATAAGTACATAGGAGATTCATGGCCTATCTAGGAAACGCACCCGCAAGAAGTTTCATAAGTTTTGAGAGACAAGTATTTACAATCGTAAACTCTCAAACTGCGTATACGCTATCACATAGTGTTACTAACGAAAATGATATCAGACTTGTAATTAACAACATTGTCCAAGAGCCAGGATCAGGTAAAGCATACACTGCATCGGGTACTACCCTGACGCTATCAGCAGCTTTAATTAATGGTACAGATGAAATGTATTGTGTATTTTTAGGAAAAGCGGTAGGCACAGTCAACGCTCCTGCAGGGTCTATAAACAATTCACAAATAAGTTATCCTCTTGCTCAAAGTGGTGCTGTTGTTTCTTCATTTAACAGAACATCTAGTGATGGAAATATTTTAGAATTACAAAAAGATGGAACAGTAATTGGTAGTATTGGTAATAAAGCTGCAAATATTTTTATAACCAACAACTCTAGCAATAATACTGGTTTTAAGATAAATCCAGATGCTATCACACCTAGTACAAGCACAGGAACAGACAGAGATAATGCGATTGATTTAGGAGCTTCTGGAGCAGCTTACAAAGATTTATACTTAGGTGGTGGTCTACTTGTTGGCGGCACAGGCACAGCAAACAAATTAGACGATTACGAAGAAGGAACTTGGACACCTGTATTAACTACAAGTGGAACAGATTATAGTTCTGTTGGATATAGTATTCAATATGGACACTATACTAAAGTTGGTCAAATGGTTACAATTCAATGTAGAGTACAAACAAATTCATTTACTCAAGGCTCTCCATCAGGAAATATAAGAATTTCTGGATTACCTTTTACTTCTGCTACTAATAATATTTTTGATTATGCAGGTTCTTTAGCTTTTGCAAGTAAAGTAGATTTTAACTTATCTAGTTTTGGAACAATATCTGTTGGAGCTGTAGTATCTAGAGGAACAACTTTAATAGCATTAACAAGAACAAGAAATAATAATACTGCTGATGGTGTTCCTGCAACAGCGATAACTGCAAGTGGTTTTGATGTATCAATAACAAATTCATACATAGTTTAACAATGACAACAACAGGAGACAACACATGGCAATAACTAAAGAGACACAGATTGGTAAAATCGAAGTGGTCGGAAAATACAAATGCGTTCAAGTAAGAAACGACATTGTGATTATGGAAGATGGCGAAGAATTATCAAGAAAGTATCATAGACATTCTTTAATGCCAGATGCAGACATATCTAATGAAACTACAGAAGTTCAAGGTGTATGTAACGCAGTCTGGACACAAGATGTTAAAGATGCTTATGCAACTTTTAAAGCTGAACAATTAGAGAATATGTAATGGCAATAGATAAAGTAACATCGGCAGCATTAGAAACAAGCACGAATCAACCAGTATTTAGAAACATCCTCATCAATGGAGATTTGAGCATTGCTCAAAGAGGAACTTCTCAAAGTTCTTTATCTACTGGTTTTAATACAGTAGATAGATTTGAAATTTTAAAATCAGCCGATAGTGCTTTTACAGAATCACAATCAACTGATGTTCCAACTGGTCAAGGTTTTGCAAATTCTTGGAAGATAGAATGTACTACTGCCGATGCATCTCTTAATGCCACAGATTATTTAATTTGGAGACAGCCTATTGAAGCACAAAATTTACAATATTTAAAATTTGGCACAGCTTCTGCTGAAAGTATAACTTTATCATTTTGGATTAAATCAAGTAAAACTGGAACTTATATAATTTCATTAAGAAATAATGATAATGATAGACTTATTGCTCAATCTTATACAATTTCATCAGCTAATACATGGGAAAAGAAAACTTTAACTTTTGCTGGAGATACTTCTTCTGGTTTTAATAATGATAATGGAGAGGGTTTAAGAGTTCAGTTTCAATTACTTGCTGGTAGTAATTATTCCTCTGGCACACTACAAACTACATGGGGTACTTATGCTAATGCAAATTCAGCAGTTGGACAAGTTAATTTTGCCGATAGCACATCAAATAATTTATACATTACAGGAGTACAATTAGAAGTTGGAACAGCAGCATCTGATTTTGAGTTCTTGCCTTTTGATGTTAATTTACAGAGATGTCAAAGATATTTTCAATTTATTGGTGGAGTACAAAATGCAAATCAAGCAAGTGGTTCATCAACAGCTAGTACCACATCTGTATTTACAATTCATTATCAAACGACAATGAGGTCAGCACCAACACATTCTTTTAGCGACATGAAAATTACAGATGATGTCGGCTATGATAAAACTATAAGTGCAATCGCAGCATCAAATAGTTCTATCTATAGTGCTAGAGTTTTTTATACTCATGCTTCTGGTGCAACACAGTTTAGACCAGCATCTTTACAACCAGTAAGTACATCTTCAACATCAGGAATTACATTAAATGCAGAGTTATAATTAAGCATAGGGTCTGTGGAGGTAAATATTACATAATGGCAATTACATATTCAGATTTTTTAACACAAGTTCGAAACTACACAGAAGTAGATTCAAATGTATTGAGTGATACAATTATTGGACAATTTATAAGAAACACAGAATTAAATGTAGCAGGAGCCGTGGACTATGATGACACAAGAAAATATGCAACCTCATCATTCACTGCAAACAAAAGGTATTTAGTAACACCTGCAGATTTTTTAGTTATTAGATCTCTACAAGTATTTGCTGACACTAGTATTACTAGTGCTAGAACTTTTTTAGAAAAAAGAGATACTAGTTTTATATCAGAATTTAATGGAAGTAATACAACGGGACTACCAAAATACTACGCTAATTGGGATGATGCTTCAATTGTTGTAGCTCCTACTCCAGATCAAGCTTATGGTGTTCAACTAAACTATATAATTACACCACCAAATTTTACCTCTACTAACAATACTTATTTATCAGAATACCAACAAGGAATGCTTTTAGACGGAGTACTTACAGAAGCTTTTGCTTATCTCAAAGGACCTATGGATATGTACAATCTATATAAAAGTAAGTATAATGAAAGTGTACAAAATTTTGCTCTCCAACAAATGGGGAGAAGAAGACGAGAAGAATACGATGATGGGGTACCAAGAGTTCAAGTACCTTCACCATCACCATAAAAAATTAAAGGAGAAATATTATGGCAATAACAACAAATGCAATTTGTGATTCTTTTAAGAAACAATTGCTACAAGCAAAACATGACTTTGATACATCATCTGACACTTACAAGTTAGCGATGTTTACAAGTTCTGCAACTTTAGGAAAATCAACTACTAACTATTCCACAAACCCAGGTGGTGGATCAAACACTGAAGTATCCTCATCAGGTTATAGTGCAGGTGGAAAAGCATTAGTAAACCAAGGTGTTAAAGTTTCATCTTCTGTGGCTATCACAGATTTTGCTG